CGAGACAGGTATTCAAAGTTTATCTTCACGGGTGATGAGAAATACTTGTCGGTCAGCGACAAATAAAGAAGTGTATCTTTGTGCAGAATATCCCTAAAAACCTCGCAAATAAAGGGTTTTATGACTTGGCTTATTCTTCTTTTAGAGCGAATATGTACGTACAAAAACGAAGGAGGAAAAGGAGAAACAATGCAACTGACAAAACAGAACCAGAGTCTTGTAGAGGGATCGCTCTACGAGATTGCAAAAAATACTAATCAATCGATCGCAGAAAGTTTTATCAACTGTGACGTGGTGATTCTGGTAGATACCAGCGGGTCCATGAGCGCTTCGGACAGCCGGGATGGGCAATCCCGATATGACGTGGCATGCGCAGAGCTTCGAGCATTGCAGGGCAGCCTTCCGGGCAAGATCGCAGTTTTATCTTTTTCAAAGCATGTGCACTTTTGCCCGACGGGACTGCCGATCTATCAGGGATCGACTACGGACATGGCAAAAGCGCTGCAATTTGCGAAGGTTGCTGATGGGATCCCGGGCATGCGCTTCATCCTGATATCGGATGGTGAGCCGGATTATCCCGCGGACACACTCAGAATCGCTGCGAGTTATAAAAACAAGATCGACACAATCTATGTGGGCTCCGAAAACAGACCGATCGGACGGGATTTCTTAGAAAAACTGGCACAGACGAGCGGGGGCCAAACGATCACCGCCGATCGTGCCAAGGAATTGAAGTCAGGCATTGAGACGCTGCTATTGAACGCTGGATAAGAAACAGACATGACGAGCACTACAGCAAAATCTACAGCAAAAGCTAGGGCAAAAACTGCAAACAAAACTGCAGCCAAAACGGCAACCAAAACGAGCACTCTTTTTACCTTTTTATTAAAGTCCGGTATTCAGAAAAGCGATGCTGAGCAGCTGGACCATGCGTTTGGCGGTGAAGATGTGGTTGAGTTCATGGATGGGCTCGAGAACGTGGCAACGGTGCTGGCAACCAAAGATCACTCAACCCTGCAGCTGCAGATGCCGCCCAGAGCAGAGCCATGGACATCGATTTATCAATTTATTGCGTCAGAAGTGGCGATGAATAACGTTGATCCGCTGGTTGCATTCAGCCAGGCACTGGCAGCATGGGAACATGATTGGGATTTGCAACAGGCGATCAGCAATGCGGCCGGCTATCGCATGGGCGTGATACAGGACTTTGAACGCCAAAAGGGATCCAAGAAACGCTATAAGATCAAGGATTATTTGCTGGCGTTCAAACAGCTGGGCTATGACTTCAGAATGAACGACATCCACGACAAAATTGAGGTGAATGGGGTCCCGATCACCGATGAAAAAGCGCAGGAAATCCGGGCAAGAATGCGCGAGGGTGGTTTTTATCGCATCAATGAGTTTGAGGATATTTATGGTTGGGAAGCATCGAAAAACCGCTATCACCCGATCAAAGACTTCTTACTGAGTATTACCTGGGACGGGAGCGATACGATCGATGAACTGGCAAGCTATTTTAATGACCGTTATGGCATGTGGCCGGTGTGGCTGCGCAAGTGGTTGATCGGAGCCTGTGCGAAGGTATTCGAGGCGGAACAAAACCCGATGCTGGTGATGGACGGCCCGCAAGGTGTGGGAAAATCCGAGTTTGCCCGCTGGCTGGCAAAGCCGATGATGGACTATTTTGTTGAAGCGTCGATCAACACGGACGATAAGGACAGTGAGATCCGATTGATCAGCTACTGGATTTGGGAAGTGAGCGAGCTGGGCGCGACCACCAGGAAAGCGGACTATGAGGCGCTCAAAGCGTTTTTGACAACCCGCAAGGTGACCGTGCGAAAACCCTACGGCAAGCATGACATCAGTAAGCCCGCACTGGCAAGTTTTATTGGCACGATCAACAACAGCTCGGGCATTTTCTCGGACCCGACGGGCAGCCGGCGGTTCTTGGTATCAAAGATTGAAAGCATCACCTGGTCATATGCGCAGGAGATCAATCCAACCGATGTGTGGGCAGAGGCAATGGCAGCCTACCTGGCGGGCGAAAGCTGGAAATTGACGCGGGACGAATATGTGAAATCGGTTCAGATCAACGAAGACTATGATGTGGCGGATCCGATTGAAGACCTGGTGAAAAAATATTTTGATCTTGACCCAACCCGTGATGATTGGTGGATCCCCACGACGGACATACTGGCAATATTGCAGGACCCCACTCAGGGCGCGCTGAGAGGGACTTCTCGTGGCAATGCGATGGGGCTGGCGGCGGTGATGACCAAGCTGGGACATGAGAAGAAAAAGAAGAACAACAATATTGGTCAACGTGTTTGGGGCTATACAGGGATCCAGTTGCATTCGATGATCCCATAAAGAGATCCCATAAAGAGATCCCATAGAACAGGAGATAGGAGAGTGAGCAATGCACGATGTGAGATGTGAAAGTTGGATGCTGATACCAACTGCAATCATAGGCCTGCTGATTGTGGTAATGCTGCTGCCGGTGCTATTGATTGTGGCATTTGTTGAGGCGTGGAGGTGAGATGGAAATTGCAAGAAAAATATTAATAATTTTGTCGATTGTGGTGGCCGTGTATGTGATTGTGTTCGTGGTTTATTCCATAACCAGAGATATATTTATCACTTTTTGTATAAGCATACCGTTTACTTTTATGTCTGTATTGAAGGTTAAAAGTATATGCAAATCCTAAAAGTTGTGGTGGATAAGTTGCCGAAAGGATGCGAGGATTGCCTGTTCAAGGCGCAGTCGTGGACTGGTGCATACTGGACTGATGTGTGCGACCTTGAAGGACTTGAGCTGTATCACATAGACCAGCGCCCCGACTGGTGTCCGCTTGTTGAGGAAGGTGATGAATGTGCGACATAAAGGACTTGGTTCAACGCGTTGTTGATAATGCAAAAGATGTGGCTCTTAATGACACACCTGTAACGCGCCGATTGTTGGATTATTCTATAAGAGACATTGTTGATACCTATAACAAAGCATTTGATAAAAATGACGAATTCGTTGATGAGTTGAGTCGGCAAATTGGTGAATTGCAGAATGATCTTAGCGAATTGCAGAACGAAACTGATAAATGTTATAAGAGAATTCAGGAACTTACCGCTCGCGATGCGGTGGAGCGGAAGGATGGTGAGGGAAAATGAAGGCTAAAAAATGGAATTACAAAACAAGAAAATATGAACCTTTTGTATTGCCGTCAAATGCATGTCTCCTCTCTGAAGATATGGAACAGATAATTCAATGTGCGAATTGCGAAAAAGAAATCAAGTTTGGAGAATGCTATACATCTCTCACAATTCATACCGACAACATTCTGGCGTTCGGATATGCAGTGTGTGAAGATTGTTATGAGGTGGAAAGAAAAGAGAAACAGTCATGACCGGCTACTGCTACAGCATCATCATAATATTCGCCATAGGGATCACAACGGTTATGATCCTCTCATTGATTTCATACGACGATTTTAATATGACTGAATATCTGAATTGGCTGAATAAATATGAGCAGAACAAGAAAAACACTGACGAAAAAGCAAAATCTGACGAAAAATGAGGTTGGTACAGGTTGGTACGCAGGTTGGACGCAGGTTGGTACAAATTAATCAATATATTGTAAATAAAACGGTAAAAACACGGGAAAACAGGCGAAATTTTCAATTAATTTGCAATGACCCAACCTGTCCAACCTAAAACCCTATTAAAGGAGTAAATAATTTATTTTTTTACTTAATATAGGAAAAAGGTTGGAACGGTTGGACAGGTTGGTACACTAAGCGGAATATTAGGAGAAAAACATGAATGAAATCACACAAACCGCCCGTAAATGGATACTGAGTGGCCAGGCGGTGATCCCGATTCGATATCGGGACAAGCGACCGGCGATCTCAGCATGGGAGCCATATAAGAGCCAGCTGCCAAGTCCTGATGAAATTATAGCATGGTTCCCGGATCAATATCACAATCTGGCGATTATAACCGGCGTGAAGGGATTGGCAGTAATTGACTTTGATACCCTGTCCCGCTATCGGTATTGGGAGTTGTGGGCGATCAAAACGGGCTATCCAGCAGATAAGGTTGCCCAGGTAACCTATAAAGTACGAACCGCACGGGGCGTGCATGTTTATATTCGACTGCCACATGACGAGCGCAACCGCAGTCTGGAGGGGATCGACATCAAGGCGAAGGGCGGTTATGTGCTGGCCCCGCCATCGATCCACCCGAGCGGGGTGCCGTATCGAGCGATCAATCCAGGAGCGCCAATTGAGAAGGTGAATGCGTTATCGGAGATTTTGCCGGCGGCACTTCTGACCAGAGATACTGAGTTATCTGATCATGTACGGGTCCCGACAAGGTTTGTAAATCCCGTAAAGTATGTCAGTGATCCATGGGAAGTTGCAGAAAATCAGGACGAGCCCGGACATGATCTGGTCAGTAAAATCCGAAGTTATTTCAGGATCGAGGATTTCTTTCCGGGGGCGGTTTCATCGTCGAGTGACCGGCGCTGGATGCTGGCATTGTGTCCGTTTCATGAGGATAAGACGCCTTCGTTTTGGCTGGACACGCAAAGGCAGATTTGCGGATGTTATGCGGGTTGCACGCTTAAACCACTCGATTCTATAAATTTGTTTGGAAGACTTCATGGGCTCTCAAATCGGGATGCAATTTTGATGATGGCAAGAGGGATGTAAGTTTATGGCTAAAATTATTGTTCAATGTTTACATTGTGAAAATAAATTTGAAACTACAGAATATCGAGTATCTGTAGGGAGAGGAAAATATTGTTCACGTTCATGTTCTGCAAAAGATAGAGCTGGCAAACATAATCCTAATTGGAGAGGCGGCAGACACGTTAAGAGAGTTTGTATTATTTGTGGAAAAACATTTTATCCTACGAAGTATCAAATAGAAAATGGTGGCGGTAGAACTTGTTCAAACAAATGTCGTCATGAAGAACATTCTTCATTGTTATCTGGAGAGAATACTCATTTATGGAAAGGTGGAATAACATCAGAGAAAATATTGTTTTATAACAGAAGGGATTGGAAAGCCATAGTTAAAAAAGTATGGGAACGAGATAAATCAAAGTGTCAACGATGTGGGAAAACTGGAAAAAGAGGAAATTGGCTTTTTGATGTTCATCATATTATTCCTGTTGATGTTGAGGAATTTCGATTAGATATTGATAACTTGGTTTTATTATGTCATGAGTGTCATTTGTTTGTTCATAGCAATAAAAATGTAAAAAAAACATTTATTCAATAGATAGTTGCATACTTGACTGCATTCTTGGTTGCATACTTGGCTACAAACCCGCAGCATCCTAAGCGTTACTCAGCCAGGGTAGATGGACAAATGACTCTGGATGATTTTATCGGGAAGATCCCGCTCTGGCAGCGACCGCAACTGGAAGATGATTTGCACGATCTGTTAGCATCCGGATATGGACAACTGACGTTTACTCTGGTTGCTGGAAAATTGACAACATGGGAAGTGACAATTTCTCGAAAAGTTGCCCGTCGATCGGACGATTAATAGACTGTAATAGACTGATTGAACCGGCATTGAACTGGCATTGAATCGACATAGAACTGGCAGATTGACTTGAAAACATGGTATAATTTTTAGTACAACACGATAACAAGTTGTTGACCTCAGACTCTGAGGACTGGTCAACCAGCCCGGAGTGTGTCTTGAAAAAGATGCGCTTCGGGCTTTTTTTGTTAATTCACGACGGAGGTTTTGCAATGGAAGGTTTGTTGGGTTTATTTGAACAGTTGATGGTTTTGGGCGGCTTCGCAGCCCTGATTTCCGTGATCATCAACGTACTGAAGACGATCGGCGTGGTAAAAGATGGCCAGGCGGGAATGTGGTCCGCAGGCTTGAATTTAGCGGGCTTGATCGCGCTGTTTGCGACTGGCATTGTTGCTCCAGAGTTTGATATATCTGGCCTGGATGAAAACATTGCGCAGATAGCAGAAATACTGAGTTTGATATTCGCCTTTATTACACAGAATTGGATTTCGAAAGGCACACATACAGTATTTTCAAGCGGACAGGTACCAATTATCGGGCGATCTTTTAGCAACAAGTAACCATGGATACTACAGCCATCATCCTCACTGTTGTTGGCGCTATTCTTGGTTCCGGTGTGATCAGTGCTGTGGTGACCGGCCTATTTATGCGCGTCAAAACGCGTGCTGAAGCGGGGAAGACAAATGCAGATGCTGCAAAGACAGAGACAGAAGCGCAGTTGTCTTTGCAGCAATTCTGGCATGGCGAATTCAAGCGGTTAGATGAGCGTATTGCTGATCTTGAGGCAATCGTAAAAGGACGGGATGTGACCATCGCAGAACTTAAAAAAGAGAACACTGAATTAAAACGAAAGATTGCCGAATCTGAAGCTGAAATTGTACAGCTGACATCACGGATCCGTGAACTTGAACGCTTGATTGAGCAATATAACATCCAGGTAGATTGTGGAGACGATCATGAGCAATGATTGGATTTTGGGTGTGGACACCTCTCACTGGTCAGGGAAGATTAATTTCCCAAAGATGCACCAGGCGGGGGCGCGCTTTTGGATCACCAAGGCGACGGACGCTAATAAAACGACAGGCCTGCAATTTGAGGATAGCCGTTTTGATAGCTATTGCCGGGCTGCTTTTGATTTTGGCGAGTTGCTGACCGGTTGTTATCACTGGCTGCAATACTCAGTGGATCCGAAGGTTGCAGCGCAGTTTTACCTGGAACGTTATACACGTTACAAATTTGACTTCCCGCCCATTCTGGATTTCGAAGAGCCATCGGTGCGCGATACGGGGCGTTTTAGCGACTATGCCTGGCGTGCCAGCGAGTGGTGCAAGGAAGTTGAACGAGTAACAGGACGAAAGCCGATCATCTACACGGCTCAGTGGTTCACAAACTATTTTCAGACGAGCCATTTGTCCTGGATGCAAGCCTATCCGTTATGGATTGCCAACTATTCCTGGTGGGCAAATGATATTGCCAAAGTGCCTGTCAATTATCCAAAACTGAAGTTTGAGGACAGGGTATGGGATGACTGGGCGATATGGCAATACTCAGCCGATACAAACGGACGCGGCGCAGAGTTCGGCGTGCAGGCAAAGAGCATTGATTTGAATTGGTTTCAGGGAAGTTACGCAGATCTATTGCACTGGTTGAAGGTTGATGAGCCGGCGCCAGAGCCATTGACACTTGAAGAGCGTGTTGAACGCCTGGAGTTGGCGGTATTTGGATAAAAAGCAAATCATAGGGAAATTGTAGGAAAAATAGACATTAATTGAGTAAAAACACAAGAAAAACATAGTGAAACCGAAGAATTTACGTGCAGAAATAGAAAGCTTGGATAGTGATCTGAAAATTCAGTATGTATTTTCGCGCTGTAAAACAACCAGTAATGGCAAAGCAATTAATGATGCCGGTTTTTCAACTGCCACCTTTTATGGTTGGCCCCAAGAAGAGCGAGATTACCTAAATTCACTGGCAATGCGTTTGAAAACAGAGACGGGCTTACGAGCCACTTTGTTATTGCAGGAAGCGGCTGAGAGTGCAGCGAAAGTGAAGATCGATGGATTGAAATCTCGCAATGAACGCATAAAGCAGGCTTCAGCAACAGAAGTGCTTGATCGGATCATTGGCAAACCGTTTCAATCACTGATCACCCAGGTAAACATGGCGGCCGACGAAGAGGACAGCCAGGAGATGACGCTGTTCAATTTGCCCGCTAATGCGATTGCCAGCTCGTTTTTTGATGTGTATCGGGATATTCAAGCAGCCGCACATACTGAGTATGTATTCAAAGGGGGACGAGGGTCCACCAAATCTTCATTCGCATCAGAGGTACTGATTGAACTGCTGGTCAACAATCCAGAGTGGCACGCGCTCGTGGCGAGAAAGGTTGCCAACACACTGCGGGATTCGGTGTACAGTCAGATTGTGTGGGCGATTGACTATTTGGGGTTGTCAGAGCAATTCAAGTGCATCACCTCACCGCTCGAAATTACATATATTCCAACGGGGCAAAAAATATACTTCAGGGGCGGTGATGATCCGCTAAAAATCAAGTCAATCAAGCCTCGCTTTGGGTATATCAATATCGTGTGGTTTGAGGAATTGGATCAGTTTCACGGCGACGCAGAGGTGCGTTCGATTGTGCAGTCGGCCTTGCGCGGCGGTGACAAAGCGTATCTCTTCAAGAGTTTCAACCCGCCCAGGAGCCGCACCAACTGGGCTAATAAGGTATTGGAAGTGCCCAAAGCCAACCGGTATGTGCATGAGAGCGATTACCGGACGGTGCCGGTGGATTGGCTCGGCCAGGCGTTCATTGATGAAGCGGAGTATTTGAAAGAGATCAACCCGGCGGCTTATGAACATGAGTACCTGGGCTTGCCGACCACAGCAGGCGGGTTGGTGTTTGAGAACGTGGAGATCAGAGCGATCACTGATGAAGAAATCGAGCAATTTGACCGGATTCATGACGGGCTTGACTTCGGTTATTACCCGGATCCGGCGCAGTGGGTGCGCTGCCACTATGATGCGGCCAGAATGACGCTGTATATCTTTGATGAGTATCGTGGTTGGAAACACAGCAATCCGGAACTCTATGAAGCCCTGGTTGAAATGGGGGTTGGTCCAGAGGACACGGTGATCGCAGACAGTGCCGAACCTAAAAGCATTGCTGATTTGCGGGCTTATGGGCTTTCGTGTATTGGTGCTGAAAAGGGTCCAGAGAGCGTGCGCTATTCGATGAAATGGCTGCAATCGCTGGTCAAGATCGTGATCGACAACAAGCGTTGCCCGTATGCAGCGGAAGAGTTTTTAAACTATGAGCACGAGCTGAACAAAGACGGGGAGTATATCAGTGCCTTCCCGGATGCTGATAACCATGCGATCGACGCTGTGCGCTATGCGACCAACCGGATTTGGAAGCGGCGGGGTAAGAAATAATGTTCAGAAAAATACTGAGTTGGGTCAGGGAGTGGATCAAAAAGATGATAGGAAAACAAACGGTTGATAAGGCGCTAAATATCGAGGTTGCTTTTTCTTCGAAAATGGCAGAGGGGATCGAGCTGTGGGCGCGGATGTATGAAAACAAAGCACCCTGGTTGAACGCAGATGTGAAAAGTATGGGCTTGCCGGCGGCGATTGCTTCGGAACTGGCGCGACTGACGACGATCGAGATGGAAGCCGAGTTCACCGGCGGGGCGCGGGCTACCTGGCTTGAGGAACAATTCGGGCGGGTGATGGATAAGTTGCGTCACCAGGTGGAGTTTGGCTGCGCAAAAGGTGGGCTGGTGTTCAAGCCGTATATCGTCGGTGAGCAACTGGCGATCGACTTTGTACAGGCGGATCAGTTTTATCCGGTGGCGTTTGATGCGGATGGGATGATCACGGCAATCGTATTTGTGGACCAGCGACGCAAGGGCGATTACTGGTATACGCGGTTGGAGTACCACAATATGACAGATGCGGGCTGCCAGATCATCAACAAAGCATACCGATCGACCAACCAGGACACGCTGGGGCAATCGGTGAGCCTGGGAAGTATCGAAGCCTGGGCGCAGATTGAGGATGAAGCACTGATCACGGGGATTGAGCAGCCGCTATATGCGTATTTCCGTTATCCACTGGCAAATACGATTGATGCTGATTCACCGCTGGGTGTATCGTGCTACAGCCGGGCGACGGGATTGATCAAGGAGGCAGATACTCAGTGGTCGAATTTGTTGTGGGAATTTGAAGCAGGGCAGGCGGCGATCTTTGTAGATGAACTGGCTTTTGGGAAAGACGCTCAAGGGCGCACAAAGCTACCGCACAAACGGCTTTATCGGGCGTTGGAGACCGGCGCGGTGGATAACAGTCTATTTCAG